TTCGTCTATACCTAAAAGCCAATTTACCGAAACGCCCAGCACTTCCGAAAATACTTTCAATTCAAAGTCAGATACAAAGCGCGTTCCGATCTCTATTCGGCTTATGCTGTCCCGCTCCATGTTGATCCCTTTGATCTGTATTCGTGCGGCTAAATCCTCTTGCCGTAAGCGCTGGACGACGCGCGCTTCGCGCAATCGGTCGCCGCATATATTTTTCTTTCCATCGTAATCGTATATCTTCATATTCGCCGCGATCCCTCTTCATTCTGATTATTTGCAAACGGTGTGTAAATATTCCGCTTTATTCTTGATTTTATCGCACAAGCCACGTATAATTGTGTTAAAGGTCAGAATGCCGAATTTTGCCTTGAAAAATCAAATTTGAAGGGGGAATTAGAATGAAGAAATCTTCTATTGCTCTATATGTTGCCGCCGCGCTTTTCCTTGTATGCTCCTTTACGTTCCTTCCCGATAAAATCGCCGAATTTGTTTCCGGCGTTGTTATCGCCGCCGCGCTTGCTTTCCTCGGTTATCGTCAGCAGAAGAAGCCCGCCGCCGCAAAAAAAGAAGAAATGCCCGTTCCTGCGCCCGCTCCCGTGGTTAAGCCCGAACCCGCCGCCAGCGCAAAGAATGAGAATGCCGCGCCGCCGGAAAGCCCATACGAATTTATAACAACGAAGATTGCTGGCGTTACCTTTAAGGACGGTCGTAAAAGCCGCCAAACGATATTGCGCCGCTTGTACTGGAAGGACGAACCTTTCGACGAGAACGCCGCCGAAGTTACCCTTGATCGCGGCGAATACGAAGGGAAGC